GGTAGTGAAATAAACACTTATACTCTTACAGATTATTCTGGAACTAATAACAGCTTATTTCAGTTGTATTATGAAAATTACATTACAAGAGTGTTTAACACAAGAACAAGAATATTCAAGTTCTCTGCTATACTTCCATTAAAAGTATTATTGAATTTAACCTTAAATGATTTAATAGTAATTGGAACAAGAGCATATACAATAAATAAAATGACTACAAAACTACAGTCAGGCGAAACGAATTTAGAACTATTAAACGAGCCATCATGAAAACAATATTAGAAGGATTACAATTTTGTAAAGAGAATAAACTTTACGATAAACATATTAGAATAGCATTAGGCCTTAATAAAGTGCCAACAACATTCAAAGAAGCGTTTAACCATTTAAGATTAAGAAAATGAAAACAATTAACTATACAGTTGATATAAATACTAAAACTTCTTCTGTTAAGCAAGGGGAGAAAGATGTTAAAGGTCTTGGTAAAACAACTAAAAAAGTTTCTAAAGATGCAACTAAAAACTTAAATGCAATGGGTGGAGCTTTAAACGCTTTACCAGCTCCAATACAAAGAATTGTAATGGGTTTCAAGACCTTAAAGACTGCAATTGCTTCTTCTGGTATTGGTTTGTTTCTTGTTGCTGCTGGAGCATTAGCTGGATTATTTACAGCTGCTACTAAAAAAGGTGCTGAGTTTGCAAAACAAATGTCAACACTAAGAGCTGTTTCTAACGCTTCTGCTGAGGAAATGGATGCTCTTTCTGCCTCAGCTAAAGAACTTGGAGCAACAACACAATTTACAGCTATACAAGTAGGCGAACTACAAACAGAGTTTGCTAAAATGGGTTTTACTACTGACCAAATATTAGCTTCTACTAAAGCAACATTGGATTTAGCTGCATCAATGGAGGTTGACCTTGCTTCTGCTGCAATGTTAGCAGGTTCAACAGTAAATGCATTTGGATTAGAAGCTGAAGACACTCAAAGAGTTGTTGATGTTTTAGCTAAAAGTACAAGTTCAAGTGCTTTAGATTTTACAAGTTTACAAGAAGCATTAAAAAACGTTTCTCCAGCTGCAAAAGCTACTGGTAGAACTATTGAAGAAACATCTGCTTTGCTTGGTGTTCTTGCTAACAATGGTGTTAAAGGAGGAAGAGCTGGAACAGGTTTATCAAAAGCATTTATTGAATTAAATAAAAAAGGAATACCACTAAATGAGGCATTAGATAAAATTAAGAATAGTTCAAACGGTTTAAATACTGCTTTAGGTCTTGCTGGTAATATAGGAGGTCGAGCTTTATTGTCTTTAGCTGATAAGCAAGGTGAAATTAAAGATTTAACAGAGCAATTTAATAATGCAGCTGGAGCAGCTCAAGCTATGGCAGAAGTTAGGCTTGATAACCTTGCAGGAGATACTACTAAATTAAATTCAGCTTGGGAAGGTTTCTTGCTGTCTTTAGAAGATGGCGAAGGCATATTTAGTAAAATATCGAGAGTTTTTGTTCAGGGGTTAACAAGTATAATAACAAAAGTGACTAAAACCTCAATAGTTTTTGGTGCTTTTGTAGGAGAAATACAAGATTCATTTGAAGTTGCTGGTAGAGTAAAATTATTTTTTGTAAGAGCATTTGAGGGGATATCTTTTGCAGGATTAAAATTAAAAGAAGCATTTTCTAAGATTCCTTTTATAGGTGATAAAATAGATAAAACAAAACTTGAAGAAGATAAAAAAGCTATTGTTAATAATTTAAAAGATATTGACAAACAACTTGCTGTTTATGCTAAAAAAGCCGAAGAAAGACAGGCTGAAGGTACTTTCATGGAGAGGGTTAGAAACAGGTTAAAGAAAGCAGAACACGAAAAACTTTTAAAAGAAGAAGCAGAAGCGGAAGAAGCAGCAGCGCAAAAACAAGCTGAGTTAGATGAAGAAGCATTAGCTAAAAGAAAAAAAGCTTACCAAAAGTATTTAGCATTTAGAAATAAATTAGTTAAGAGACAAGAGGACTTTGACGACAAGACAGAAGAAGAAAAACTTGCAAGGCAAAAAGAAAGAGATTTAAAAGAATTAGCAGCTTTAAAAGTTTCAAGTAAAAAGAAAGCAGAAGCAAGGTTGTTAATAGATAAATTCTATGCAGATAAGTTTTTAGAACTTGAAAATAAAAAACAAGCAGAAGCTAAAAAAATAGAAGAAGCAGCAAGACTTGAAAGAGAAAAGAAACAAAGAGAAGAGCAAGAGGAAAATTTAAAAGCGCAACAAGATGAGTTAGCAAGAGAGGAGCAGCAATGGAACTTATTGCAACAAATAAGGAACACAGCTGAAGAGCAAGAGCTGCTTGACCTAACGCAACAATATGAAGCAAAATTTGCTTTAGCACAAGGCAATGCTGAATTAGAAAAAGCATTAGAGGAGCAGCAGCAGATTGATTTAGCAGCGATTGAAGATAAATATTTAAAAGAATCAATAGAAGCAAACAAAAAAGCTGATGAAGAGAAAAAGGACAGCGACAATGCACTTAAACAAGCAAAAATAGATAATCAAGTTGCTATATTATCTGCAACAAGTTCTATTTTATCATCAATTGGTCAAATTGCTAATGCTTTTGCTGGAGATGACGAAGAAAGAGCAAAGAAAGCATTTAATATAAATAAAGGTTTAGGAATAGCACAAGCAATAATATCAACAGCTCAAGGTATTATGAACGCTTACACTAATCCAGTAGACGTAGCAAGTGGTTTAGCTATTCCAAAAAGTATCGCAATAGGTGTAGCTGGAGCAGCTCAAATTGCTACAATAGCAGCAACTAAGTATAAACCTACTGGCGGAGGTTCATCATCAGCTGGAGCAGCAGCAGTAGCAGCCGCAACACCAAGCACAACAACTCAAGGTGGCGGAGCAGGAACATCACCAAGTCAAGCACCAAGTTTTAACGTAGTAGGTCAATCAGGTTTTAATCAAATAGCTGGCGCATTAGGACAACAAGGACCAGTACAAGCGTTTGTAGTTTCTGGAGATGTAACTACTGCACAAGAATTACAAAATAATACAATTACACAAGCAACATTTTAAAACAAAATACAATGGATATAATAGAATTAATATTAGATGAAGATAGTGAAGGGCTAACTGGAATCGAAGCCATTTCAATCGTAGAATCTGGCGCAATTGAAAGCGACTTTATTTCACTATCAGAACAAGAAATAAAATTGGCTAAAGTAGATGATGAAAAGCGTTTACTAATGGGAGCTGCTTTAATACCTAACAAACCAATCTTTAGAAAGAATGGAGAGAATACTTTTTACGTTTACTTTTCTGAGAAAACAGTAAGAAGAGCAAGCGAGTTATTCTTTCAAAATAGTATGCAGAACAACGCAACTTTAGAACACGAAATGGAAATTAACAACTTAACTGTTGTTGAATCTTGGATTGTAGAAGATACTGAAATGGATAAAACTAAAAAATATGGTTTAAGTGTACCAAAAGGAACTTGGATGATTAGTATGAAAGTAGAAAACGAAGACGTTTGGAAGAACTATATAGAAACTGGTAAAGTAAAGGGTTTTAGTATTGAAGGTTTTTTTGCTGACAAAGCACAAGTAAAAGACCCAAGTTTAAAATCTGAATGGAGTAAAGAACTACAAGAGATAGAAGAGGCTGAGGCTGAATATATGCTTAGTAATATTAAGGCTTTAATTAAAAAAGACAAAAGAACTAAGTCTGGTAAAAGAACAGAGCTTGAAACATTTAACGACTATCCTGATGCGGTAAGTAATAATGCTAAAAGAGGTATAGAACTAAATAAAAAAATCAACAATAAATGCGCTACTCAAATAGGTAAAATTAGAGCGCAACAATTAGCTAACAAAGAAAACATTAGCGTTGAAACCTTAAAAAGGATGCATAGCTATTTAAGCAGAGCGCAAGAGTATTATGATGAAGGAGATACAAAAGCTTGCGGAACTATTAGCTATTTATTGTGGGGTGGTAAAGCTGGTTTAAGATGGTCTGAAAGTAAATTAAAAGAACTTGAAAATAATAAGTAATAAATACTATGACTTATTGTTAGGTAATTCTTGTGAAGACTTATTTAATTATTACAAAGTAAATTTTATTCATGGTTTAACTAAAAATGATTGTGAGTGTTATAATGAAACTAATACTGATGCTTATATAGCTGGCATGAGCAATGAAACACCTAATAAAGAAGTAAGTGAAAAACCTTATGTATTTATTAATTTAAAAAGACTAAATAAAACCTTTGAAGATTACCTTCTTTTTTTTCATGAGTTTATGCACTTATCGTTTAGGTTGCATAACTGGGATGTAAACAAAGAAGAAGAGATTATCACATGGGCAGAATTAGAAACAATAAAAACAATTAAAAAACTAAACAAATGAAAAGTAAAAGATTTAAAACACCAAGTAACTCAAGTCCAAGCAATAGCAGAAGGGGTTGTTTATGTTCTGATAATACTTACAGCAGCAAATGTTGTGACGGAAGTTTGCAAGCTCAAGGCATTGGAAACATAACTGGAACACCAGAATAAAAATAAAGTTGCAAAAAAATATAACAGTAAAGGTTTTCAAACGTTTATAGATATATACTCAAATTATGAAAGCAAACGACATACTAAACAAAATAAAAAATATTGTTGGTGAAAAAGTTGAACTTTCTGAAAACAAAATAGAAATGGCTGAAGTTACTTTAGAAAATGGAACTGTACTTGTTGCAGAATCGTTTGAAGCTGGTAATTCAATATTCATTAAAACAGAAGATGAGCAAATTGCTTTACCTGTTGGCGAATATGAATTAGAAGGTGGTAAAATTTTAGTTGTTGTTGAAGAAGGTTTAATTGACAGTATTAAAGAAGCTGCTGAAGAAGAGGTAGCTGAAGAAGAACTTTCTGAAGAGTCTAAAGAAGTTAAAGAAACTGAATTAGAAGAAGAAGAAAAAGAAGAAATGAACTACGTTACTAAAGAAGAATTTACATCTGCTGTTGAAGAAATCAAAGCAATGATAGACGAAAAACTTGGTAACAAAGAAGAAATGAAGGAAGAAGTAAAAGTAGAAGAAAAAGAAGAACTTTCTGCTGTTGCTCCTGAACCTGTAAAACATAATCCTGAAGCTGAAGTTGATAGTAAAATGAACTTTAAAATTTCTGAAAACAGAATTAAAACAACTAAAGACAGGGTTTTTGATAAAATTTTTAACAATAATTAATATAAAATAAAATGGCTAATAGTTTAAATAGTTTAACTACTACATATGCTGGAGAGTTCGCTGGGAAATACCTAAGCGCAGCTTTATTATCAGCTAACACAATAGACAAAGGCGGAATTGAAGTGAAGCCGAACATTAAGTATAAATCAGTAATGAAAAAAGTAGCAACTGGTGCTGTAATAGCAGATGCAAGTTGTGATTTTACTAAGACTGACGATGCAGTAACAATAACTGAAAGAATCCTACAACCGAAAGAATTTCAAGTAAACCTTGAATTTTGCAAAAAAGACTTTGCATCTGACTGGGAAGCGGTTCAAATGGGATACTCTGCATTTGATAATATGCCACCACAATTTTCTGATTACATTATCGGACACGTTGCTGGTTTAGTTGCAGAGAAAACAGAGCAGACTATTTGGGAAGGTGTTGATGGTAGCGGTCAATTTGATGGCTTGGCTACTTTAGCTTTAGCTGATACTGACGTTCTTGATGTAACTGGAACAACTGTTGATGCTGCTAATGTTGTGGCTGAATTAGGTAAAATTGTTGATGCAATACCTTCTTCACTTTATGGTAAAGAAGACGTACACATTTACATTTCACAAAACATAGCGAGAGCTTATGTTAGAGCATTAGGTGGATTCGCTGCTACTAATAGCGGTGTTAACGCTCAGTCGCACATGTGGTACGGTGATGGCGCGCTTTCTTTTGATGGTGTTAAATTATTCGTTGCTAACGGTCTTAATGATAACACTGCAATGGCTGCTCAGAAATCTAACTTATTCTTCGGAACTGGTTTACTTTCTGACATGAACGAAGTGAAATTAATAGACATGGCTGACATTGATGGTTCTCAAAATGTAAGAATTGTAATGAGATATACAGCTGGTGTTCAATACGGAATCGGTTCTGATATTGTTCTTTACCACGTTTAAGAAATAAAATAATAATTAGGGAGCTGCAATGCTCCCTTAATTTAAAATTAATAACAAATGGCTTGCGATTTAACACAAGGTAGAAAAGTACCATGTAAAGACGTAATTGGCGGAATAGTTAGAGCTTGGTTCGTTGACTTTGGAGACTTAGGAACGGTAACTAAAACTGACGATGAAATCACTGATTTATCTGGAACATTTACTTGCTACCAATACGATTTAAAAGGCACTAACAGTTTAGAAACTGCTATTACCTCAAGTAGAGAGAATGGAACAACATTCTTTGAAGAAACATTAACTTTAACTTTACCTAAACTATCTAAAGAAGATAATAAGGAACTTAAGCTAATGGCTTACGGTAGACCTCACATTGCTGTAGAGGACAGAAACGGAAACTTTATGCTTTGCGGTTTAGAGCATGGAATGGATGTTACGGGCGGTAGTATAGCTACGGGTCAAAATTTTGGTGACCTTTCAGGTTACTCATTAACGCTTACTGGACAAGAGCTTGAACCAGCTAACTTTATTAGCGGTGGAACTTCTGCTGACCCTTTTGCTGGAATGAGTTCTGCAACGGTGACTGTAACTGTTGGAACTAATAGTTAAAAAAGACGCGATTAATATAATTGTGTGATTCATAATATATAGTTTGATTGGAGGGGAGGAAGTGATTATCCTCCCCTTTTTTTATTTAAAAATATGCAAATATTAACTACAAGTGGCACACGAATTATTAACTTTATACCAAGAGAAACAATAACTGGTACTAAAACTTATAAATTAGTGATAAAGTCAGAAGCTCAAAATAAAGTTATATTAACAGACGATGCAGCAACATTTTCTGAACTGGATTACTATTACCAATATTCAACGACACAAGCATTAGTTGAAAATAATTACTATACTATTACAATCACCAATACAACAGATAACGCAATAATTTTTAAAGACAAGATGTATTGTTCAGACCAAACACTTTCAGACTATGAAATTTCAAACGGTGTTTATATAGAACAAAGCACAGGAGACAATCAATTTGTACATTATGGATAATTTACACTTAATACAATTAAATCAATACGAACGACCAACTATTACAGAAGAACGTAATAGAAATTATGTATCAATAGGAGATAACAACGACTATTACCAATGTTTAATAGATGCTTACATGGATAGCACTACAAACAATGCAGTAATTAACGGAATAGTCAACCAGATATACGGAAAAGGATTAGACGCTACTGATTCAGCTGAAAAGCCTGACCAGTATGCTCAAATGAAAAGTTTAGTTAAACCTCACGATTTAAGAAACGTTTGCCAAGACTTAAAGTTATTAGGAGAGGCTGCTTTTCAAATTACTTACAATGGAAATAAAATATCAGCAATAACACATTTCCCAAGAGAAACGCTTAGAGCTGAAAAGATGAATGACAAAGGCGAAATAAAAAATTATTTTTATTCTGCTGATTGGTCTAAGGTCCAAAGAAATACTAAACTAAAAAAGTTTCCTGTTTTTGGTAGTGGTGGACAAAATGAAATTTATATTATTAAAAGATATGTAACTGGTTTTTATTACTATTCACCAGCTGACTATAATACTGCTTATGCAACACTTGAAAAAGAGATAGCTGACTACTTGATAAATGATGCAATGTGTTCATTTTCAGGCACTAAAATTATAAATTTTTCTAATGGTATTCCTGATAGGGAAAAACAATTAGCCATAAAAAATGACATAATGTCGAAGCTGACTGGTAGTTATGGCGAAAAGGTAATTGTAGCATTTAACAATAACGCAGAAAGTAAAACGACTATTGATGATGTAAGTTTAACAGATGCTCCAGAACATTACTCTTATTTAAGCGAAGAATGTTCAAAAAAAATTATGTTAACTCACAGAGTTACTTCACCATTACTTTTAGGTTTATCTTCTGCTAATGGTTTTTCAAGCAATGCTGATGAAATAGAGAACGCCTCACGGCTTTTTAATAACATAGTTATACAACCTTACCAAAACCTTTTAATTGATTGCTTAGATACAATTTTAGCAGTAAATGACATTAGTTTAAATCTTTACTTTAAAACTATTGAACCTTTAGAGTTCATGGATTTAGAAAACGTTGAAGGTGAAGAAGCTGTTGAAGAACAAACTGGAATAAAAGAAGAAGAAGAAAACACCGCAGAACTCGAAATGATGGCTTCTAAAAGCTTTTCTTCACAAGAAGATAAAGAACTACTACAAGAAGCGTTAAACGAGCTTAAAGGCGAGGTAATGGATTCAGAGCAATTTGAAATAGTTGATATTAGAGATGTAGACGATGAAAACGAAAGTGTTGAGGATTGGGCAACCGATATGATTCAGCTTAGTGATACTATAAAAAGCAAAGAAGATGGCTTTTCTGTTTTAGATAAATCTTTTTACAAAGTAAGATACAAATACCAAGTAGGGTCAAGAAAAGCATACAAGACAAGCGGAAAAGGTAAAAATAAAAAAGCTAATAAGTCAAGAGACTTTTGTATTGAAATGATGAACAGAAGCAAGGCTGGTATAGTTTACAGATTAGAAGATATTGACAAAGCGAGTAGAACAATGAGTTTTGCAGCTGCTAAATTACCAAGACATAATTTACAGAACTACGATTTGTTTAAATTTAAAGGCGGTGTTTACTGCAGACATAAATTTGTACAAGTATTGTATAAAGTTAAAAACTTAGATGACAAAGGGAGTAAAGATTTAGAAGACTATAAAAAAACTAAATCAATTCCAAAGAGTTACGAACCGAAACCGAGAGGGCATAAAGAAGCAAAAAAAGCTCCTGTTAACATGCCAAATAATGGACATCACCCAAATTATGCAGGAAAATGAGTAAAGCACTATTTGTAACAAGACATGATATATCAGTATTTACAGCTGCTAATGGTAACATTGACAATGATAAAATATTACCTTATATAAACCAAGCGCAGGACATTCACATACAGAATTATCTTGGAACAGATTTATATAATAAAATACAAGCTGACATAGTTAGTAGTAGTTTAGCTGACCCTTATTTAAGTTTATTAAATGACTATATTAAACCAATGCTATTACATTGGAGCATGGTCGAGTATTTACCTTATGCTGGTGTTAACATTGCTAACGGTGGTATATACACAAAGAATCCTGAAAACAGTACAGCACTTACAAAAGAGCATGTTGACTACTTAATACAAAAGTCAGAAAGTACAGCACAATTTTACACGAGAAGGTTTATTGATTATATGCAAAGTGGAATAGCACCTTCAAACTTTCCAGAATATTACAGCAATACACAAGCAGATATGTATCCAGATGACGTTGCAGAAAATCAAACTTGGGTACTTTAAAATAAAAAACTATGAGTGACACTTGGGGTAAAGGTTCAGTAAATAACAATATAGGTTGGGGACAGGCTGCTGGTAGTGCGACTAATGATTGGGGTAAATCTCAGAAAGAAAGTTGGGCTGGTCAAACAGATATTGTTGGCGTTGCTTCTGTTTCCATTACTTATTCATCAAGCGCATTTTGTTCTGATGCAAGCGACCCTACACCAACTATAAGTAATAACGCTGGTGCTGGGACATTTAGTTCAACTGCTGGTTTAGTTTTTATTAGTACGACTACAGGCGAAGTTGATTTAGATGCTTCTACCGCTGGAGCAACTTATTTAATTACCTATACAGATACAGATGCAGCAACTGCAACGTTTAGTTTAACAATTAATGATTTAGACAATGCTTCTTTTGCTTATTCTGCGAGTAGTTACGAACCAACAGATGCAGACCCAACTCCAACTATTACAGGATTAACAGGTGGAACATTTAGCGGCACAACTGGTTTAGTAATTAATTCAACTACTGGTGAAATAGATTTAAGTGCTTCTACTGTTGCGAATCATACAGTTACTTATGATACTACTTCAAGCGGTTCAAGTGTTTGTCCAAATACATCAACACAAACTGTAGAAATTGCTTTGGCTGGTATTTCAAATGTGTATAGTATGAACTTCGATTCTGCAAGTTCGGATTACATAGATGCTGGTAATGATAGTAGTTTAAATTGGGGTACTGGTGACGGAAGTGTTTCTTGTTGGTTTAAAACAACTCAAAATGTATCGGGTGCAGTTGATTTAGTTATAAAAGGTGGATTTAGTACAGGTGGTAAAGCATATATTTTATATTTAGATGCAAGCGAAAAAGTTGGTTTTTACTTAGACGATAATGTTTCACCAACAACACCCGCTCAAAGCTCTGGTTCTGTTGCAGATGGTAATTGGAAGCACGTTGTAGGAGTTAGAGAAAGTGGAAGTATTAAACTTTATTTAAACGGTTCGTTAGTAAGCACTCAAACCGATTCAACTGGAAATATTGATTCAACAGATAATTTAATTATAGGAGCTGGAACTAATGCAAGTAGTGGAGCGATAGGTAATTTCTTTGATGGAATTATTGACGAGGTAGCAATCTGGAACACAGCTCTAACATCTACACAAGTATCGGAGATATATAACGCAACAGGAACTAATTTAACTAAAGACTTAACCACAGTATCAGGTTCAAACCTAATATACTGGAATAGAATGGGAGATTAATATGAGTACACAGTTTACAAATAGACAATGGCGATTGCCTAACAATGAGAATAAAGATAAGCAGAGTAACTATTCTATGTATATAGATAGCACTCCATACATAAAAAGCTCATTATCTGTAGATGAATTAAATGAAATTACTATTTCTTTATGGTTCAAAACTTCTATAAGTAACCAAAGTGATGGAGTTTTAATTTCTTTTCCAGAAACTACAAGCGCAACAGGTCTTGATATTTCTTTCCAATATTCAAATCCAAATGAAAAAATAAGATTTAACACTTACACACATTCAAGTAATAATAGAGTAGAAGCTAATTTTAATTATAGTGACAATAATTGGCATCATTTAATATGTAGTTATAATGGTTCTGTTCATAACATATATATAGATGGCGTTTTAAAAGCATCTGAATCGGCTTCAGGAACTTTAAAAAATGCACAAAATGAATTTTTTATTGGTGCATTTAATACTACATATCCATCATTAAGAGCTGATAATACATTTTTTGACCAAGTATGTGTTTTTAATTATCCACTTTCTGATGGTGGTGTTTCAGTAGGTCAAACTGCTACAGGTCAAATAGCTACATTGTATGGTGGTGGTTCTGCTATAGGTAATCCAATGTCGTTAAGTCCAGCTCCTGTTGCTTACTATCCTTTAGGTGACCAAGATGCTTTTAATGGAGCAGAATATTTGACACCCAACTCTTCTCTGAAAGACTTTGTTTTTGATTTTGGTGGTGGTAATACTGGCGAAAGAATTAATTTAAGCTCTTTTGATTTGGGTTTAAATTCAACTATAACTTTCTGGATGAATAGACCTGGTGCAATTCAAGATGTTATTTTAGGAGAAGATAGTTATAATTATGGTTACCTTATGTATGCAGACTATAATAATATATATATTAGAATTGATAATAATTATGCAATTTATAACAATTTTATGGATATTAATAAATGGTACAATATAGTTATTGTAAGACAAGGAGATAGCATTGAAGTTTTTAGGAATAATACTTCTTTAGGAACGCAAACAGGATTTGGCACAACTGTCAATACTAAATTAGATACTATTGGAGCTAAAACAAGTGGTGCAAGTGCGTTTGAAGGTAAACTTTCAAACATTCAAATATTTAACACAGCACTACCAACAACAGGTTCTAACTCAGTAGAAACTCTTTACAACAATGGTTCTCCACTTACTTCAATGAGTGGATTTACCTCTTTACAAGGTTGGTGGAAGTTAGATGCTTCTGCTACTTATGATGGTTCTAACTGGACTATACCTGATGACAGTTCTAATTCAAACGATGGCACAAGCTCAGGAATGACACAAGCCAATTTAGTACAAAGTGATTTAAGTTTTAAAAGTGGTTACTCTCCGTTTGCTTTAGATTTTGATGCTGCGAGTTCAGATTATATATCAACAACAGCTTCTATAAGTGGGTTTTCAAGTTTTACAATTTCAGCTTGGGCTAATGCTGAAACTTTAACAACCGCAGATACTTTAGTAGGTCAATGGAGAAACGGCAACACGTCTAACTCTGCTTTTTTAATGTATTTAGTTAGTAATACAATGCACTTTTATATAGGTTCAGGCAGTTCAGCAATTTTAGCTGGTGGTGACACTACTCTTTCTACTGGTCAATGGTATCACTTTTGCGCTACTTGGGATGGAGCAACAACTAAATTATATATAAATGGAGTTCAAGAATCAACTACTGGAAGTGCATCAAGTATTAACACAACAACTGTAGATTTATTAATAGGAGCTTATAATAATAGTGCTGGAACAGGTGTTGAAACAGCAAAAACTTGGAACGGTCAAATGTCCAATGTTTCAATCTGGAATAGTGCTTTAACATCTACACAAGTAACAGAAATTTATAATGAAGGAGTTCC